TTCACCATCTAAAAAGAAACCAACAATCCAATCTCCAATTCTTGGAGCAGAGAAATTTTTAGAATTATTAATTGGTTGCATTGGGTGAGCCCAAGGTAAATCTTTTGTAGGAACTAAATTCTTTTTTTCAGAGTGCCATCCAAATATTCTTACACGGCACCGGCCAATGGCTAAAGGATCAAGTCGATCCTCAACAACACCAACCCACCATATAAAACCGTTTGCTCCAGCAAAATTCACTTTTTCCATTTTTATCCTTGTGTTACTAAAGGACGATTACTTGAATCGCTAGCAACTTCAAGTAAAGTTTCATGTTTATCATATCTAATTATGTGTCTTGCGGCCACAATTAAATATTTGCCTTGTAAAGTTTTATCCATAGCTTCAGATGGGTTATCATAAACTCCTCGTTTTGGATAATTAAGATACACATTAAATCCTGATGAAAGAGAAAAATTACCAGGCAAAGTTATTTGTAACCTGGTTGCAATTAGATTTGATAACAAAGCAGCTCTTTGAAACACATAATTATCCGTATCATCTATAACGGTTGCATTTCGATTGTAATTTTTTTTAACATATGAACTATTTACTCTTGTTGACATGAATGGATACAAATTAATTTTAGAATCCGTCATCTCATCAACATTTAAATTTTGTCTATTTTTTGCAGCTGGAACATTAGGATATTTGTTTAAGTGTTTTCCTTTTGAATAAACATTATTAAAAGGAATTGAATTTATGCTTAAATTTCTAGTTAAAACATCAAAACCAATAAATTTTCCAGAATATGCTCCATCTAATATATTTTGTGCTATATTAAATTGAGATATTATTCTTACATCTCTTGCACCAAAAAATTCATCATTTTCTACTGAAGTGTTTGTATTTTTTGGATTAAAATTAATTTTTGCAATTTCTTTGTTTGAAAAAATTGTATCTAAAGAACTAAAATTATAAGAATATTTGTTTTGAAAAAATATAAAATTAGGTAAATTTTTATTGTTTAAAGAGCGAGTAGCTAACCAATTAAGAGAATCAAAAGGTGACAATAAAGGAATAATAAAATCGTGAAGGCCTTGAGATTGCTCAACAACAATTGGAGTTTTAACTTTTAAATAATTTTTTAATATTTTTTCAGCTGCAGAACTATATGAACCGGTAAAAAATTGATTAATTTTTTGTTGCAAAGAATATATAAATTCTTCAGAAACAAAATGTAAAATATATTCTTCAGAGGTTTGATTTATATTTTTCCTGTCGGATTGTTTATAAATTCTAAAAGTTTTTTTCATGTTTGTTGCAGCCAAACTTTCATCACTTTTAGAAATATCAATACTAACACTTTCACTTCCATCAAAATATAATTTTTGAGAAAGACCTATAGCATCACGAATAACAATATTGCCTGACATACAAGGCATTAACATTGTATCAAAAATATTTAATTCTTGAAACACTCCTCCTATATCAATTTTACCAAACTTTGATATAATTGATAAATCTTTTATTTTAAATTGAGAAGTTTGACTTATTTCAATGGACATTATGTATTAAAAATAATTTTAATTTCTTCTTCAATAGAGGATACAAATTCTGGCTTTAACAATTTAATGGTTCTCTTAGTTTCATTTTCTTCAACCTCATAATCATAATATGATTTGGTTTCTTTAGTTGTGGTAATTTTAATTGAATTACCATCATCCAAAGTTAAATTTGTTGTTGTCGCTGCCACATTAGCATATGTATTCGCATCAATTTCAAGTTTTGATTGCAGTTCAGCTCCAGTTGAATTTGTGGTGCGTGTTTCAACTTTATAATATGCTTTTATGTTTGATTGAGCCCAAGCTATTCCAGATTGGCCTGAATTGGCATTTGCAGTATATTTTTCATCAATAAAAGAAATAATAGTTCTTTGGTCAAGAGGCCAATCAAATTGTGGATCCACAATATCATTTATCATTAAAACTGCCCAATGGCGTTCTGGAGATCCATAAAACTTATTTGCAATTATTTCTGGAGTATCACTATCTTGCACATCATATTCATAATAAACAGCAGAATTATTTTTAAAAGCTTGTTCAAATCCAAAACGAGATGTTATATTTGTAACAGTATCAACATCGTTTGAATTTTCATTTAACTTATAAAAAGTTTTTGGAAAGTAATTAAAATATTTGGACATAAACTACCTTTTAAAAATCTTGACCAATTGTAGAGCGACCTAATTCGGCTGTATTATAAGCTGCAGAAATAGCTGAATTTTTTTGTGTTGCTGAAGATCCAATTCCAGCAGGCCTTCTTAACAAATTACTATTTTTATAGACCATTTCAGTTTCCATAAATGACAATTGCATAATAATTGAAACCGGCATACCTGTGCCACCAATAGAAGCTTTTTGATTTGGAACTTCATATGCAGAAAAACCACTTGGAGCATAATTCACATTAACATTTGTCAAAACGCAAGTGGATATTGAAGGTATATTTGGATTAATTTGTCCGTTGTAATAAAAACTAATGTCAAATTCAGCAGGAGGAATTAAAAAGAAACCTCCACTTGCTGGAGCAATTTCTGGTGCTTGAAAGAATCTAACACTATCAATAATGTCTTGAACTTCTTTTGCTTCTTTTTCATCTCTTGGGTTAAATTGAAAATCAAATTGAAAATTACGAGGCTTTGGAGAACTGTAAAGTATTTCCATCATTGGGTTAACAACTGTGCCTGTAGCAGCTGCAAAAATTGTTTTACCAAGAGCAGATTGATTTAAAGCAGCACTAGCAAAAAGTGGTGCTAAATTTTCTCCGTAAATCCGAGCTAAATCTTGACTGTTAGCTTGTGGATTATTTCTTTTTGCATCCATTAATGACCCAGCACCAGAAATTAAACCAGAAGCAAGTGTTCCACCAACGTCCATTGGTGAATAACTTTGTTCTTGCGAATACATTAAAGTATCAGGCATATACAAAACAATTGTATTTTTAATTCTACGAATTGTTCTTGTGAATCCAATTGAATCAATTTCTTTAATGCTTTTTCCAAATGCACTAATAACTCCTTCACCAAAAGCGGCCGCAACTTTTCCTGCTTGACCAGAATCAGCAATATTAGAAGTAAGTTGATTTATTGCGGCGCTACTTTTTGTTATTGCAGTTTTTCCAAGGTCGGTTGAAAAAGCAGCATCTAAAAGTTCTTTTGCTCCACTTATATTTGGTCTTAAAATTGGATTATCAATACGATTTTGAATAACAAATGGTTTTTCTTTTTCTGAGGGTTGACCAGAAAACTGAGTTTTTCTTTGTTCATTTATATTAATAACCATGTAGTGTGCTTTATCACTACTTCCAATATCACTAGGAAAACGAAAAGTTGATGACGCATACTCCGAATTTTCAATAAGACGAGCAAGGGGTCCTCTTGCTGAACTTGGAGCTTTAAAACTAATGTCGGTGAGATTGAAAAGTGCCATTTAGTATCCTATGGAGATTTACTACATATTTATATGACTTTCGGCAAAACTTACAAAGGATGGTTCAATCCAAGGCATCCCACCAAATATAAAGGTGATGCGGATAACATCATCTATCGGTCAACATGGGAACGTAGGGTAATGAAATGGCTTGATGAACATCCGAATGTTCTCTGGTGGTCGTCAGAAGAATTGGCAGTACCATACAAGTCTCCAATCGACAATAAAATGCACCGCTACTTTCCAGATTTTATCGCCAAGATGAGGTTGAAAGACGGCAAGGTAATGACTTACATTATTGAGGTAAAGCCAATGGCACAGACAAAGATGCCCATTCAAAAAAGGAAAACCAAGAGGTTTCTACAAGAGATGGCAACCTATGCGGTTAATCAGGAGAAGTGGAGAGCTGCGGACATATTCTGTCAGGAACATGGGTGGAAGTTCCTCGTGGTAACGGAACATGAACTTGGATTACTATAACCTTATCTTTAAAACGGAACACCGATACTTATAAGGTTTTGCTGTTAAAAAGAAGGTAATAATGGACTTTATTTTTGAGTATAAATAGAGTATGGCTTATTTACTAGAAAGAATCACTCAGCAGCTATCGGAAGAAGGTTTAGAACCAAGAACCAATGCAGCTAGAGAGTGGTTAAAAGCTAAGGTGAAGAATTTATCACCTCAGCGCACGGCGCTAATGAAAGACCGTGATAAGATAAAAAATAGGTCGATGTTGGGTTGTATGTATTTTTACTTTTACGACCCTAAGTTAAAGGATTCGTTGCCATATTACGATAGGTTCCCATTGGTTATACCAATTGAACGATACTCAGACGGTTTCTTAGGACTGAACTTGCATTATATCAGCCCAAAGCAACGAATTATCCTTTTAGACAAATTGAGTGTATTTTTAAATAATGATGACTACGATGAAACCACAAAGTTTCGTTTGAGGTATCACACACTTAAAAATGCCTCCAGAATTTTTGAAGGTACTCCTTGTATCAAGAGGTACCT